ATTAGGTATTAATTGAAATCCGAACGGGCGTGAGTATACATCACCTAAGTCGTCTAAAAACACTGTGCCGTTTCTTGATTGAATGGGGCCGTGTCTAGTGGTTATCATGTTCTCACAGTCTTGAATACCATTACGATATTCAGAGACGTCACTTCTAGCCCAAAATCTAGGCGATAAAATGCCCGTTGTGAAGTTGGTTTGTATAGGGTAGATGTTAGCCATTAGTTTCTGAACCTTGCGCTAATAAGAACATTTGAGCGTAATACTTTAGTCCTACCTGTAACGCCATCGTTACTAGCTGCTTTATCAAGTAATAATTGATACTCGTTAAGCAAGTCAACCTTTAACGAACGGTTTGCGGCAATAGGTATCGCAAGTCGATAAGCTAAATACTTAGCTAATGCAGCAGTGAATGAAGCGGTAAATCGAGTGGGATCTTCCACCTTTTCAAGATACTTAACCCACACTTGTTCGCTTGTGTTTGCAGAGATGTATTCACCTTCCTGCGCCCACTGAAGGGTATTGTTAGTAAAGCGAGTGTTAACTTCTTGACGCTTATTGTCCCACACCTCCATAACACGCAAGCTATCGCCAGGTATTTTAAAGACTGAGCCATACCCGAATACAGGCGTTATTGTTGCAGACTCGGCGACCTCTTGACGCTTAACGGCAAAGTTCCAATCTTGCGATTCTAATACGAATTCTAACGCATAAGGGTAATGAAGCCGACAAAGGTCAGCTTCAGTAGAGTTTTGCAGCGGGTCGGTCACCAACGCACCACCAACATCAGTCAATGCAAGATTCCAAATCTCTACTGTGCTAGCCATTGATTAATCCTCTTTCTTTTTTGTTACTTTCTTTTTCTTTGGCATCCAACTCTTAACCGATGCAAGATTAATCTTTAGCTTTTGACTAATAGATGAGGCACTTAACCCATCTTCTGCCATCGCTTTAATCCTACCTTGATCCATTTTGTTAGGGCCAACTTTGAACGCACTATGCTTTTGCTCTGGAATTGGTTTCATGTTGCACCTATGGAGCTAATTGATTGTCGTTTAATGCTACGCGTGGAATACGACCGTTAACCCGAGAGCCAGCAGCGTCCAATGATTTGCCTAGGTACGCAGTAGCAGCGCTATTCGCTAGAGTTGCTGAAGTGCCTTTTGCTGTGGCATCTTCCATAACCCAAGTGAGATTTGTTTTTAATGTAGTAGCTTGGATTGTTACATCTAAACCAGTTGTTACACCTACAATAGCCATGATAGTTTTCCTCTTTAAAGTGGGGCTAGAGAAAGGCTGAGGACAAACCCCAACCCCATAAACTCTAAACTCTAAACAACATCTTTAAGTTTCAAACGAACAATATGTTCATCTTCAACACGAACCGCACCCAGCTGTTGGAATGCGTATAAACGCCACATGAAGCTAGTACTTGGATCTTCAGCAACACGCGTACTTAAATCACGGTTAACTTGTAGGCCAATCGCTTTTTGTGTAAACGCTAAACAATCAACTTGACCGACCATAGGGTTTAACAAACGAGTAGATACAATCCAATCGTAACCTAAGAAGCTAGGCAAGTAACCGTTGCGTAATGCCATTGAGTCACCTTGGAAGTCGCCTGAAGTAACTTCTAATAGACCTAATAACGTGCGGCGTTGGAATGGTGAGATGATTACACACTTAGGCTCATCAGCATCAATATCATTTTCATAGAATTTTTCATCCATTTCATTGATAAGGTCTAACGAGATAGGCGCTAAGTAGTCACCGATTTCTTGCGATGCAGGGAATACGTTAGTGTTGCCGTCACCATCCAAAGCTGTACCGGTAGCTGCTGCAATGATTACATCATCTTTGTTACGGTTTGAACCCATAGCAAAGTTTTGCGTGATACTTGATAAAGGATCAACAAGCATTTGCATGATGTCATCTTGCTCTACAGTGTCACCATTATCATAGGCTTTAGGTTGTGAAACACGGCGGCTCCAAGGAGTATCATTCTCAGGAGTTGCTTGACGTGCGCCAGCTTTCTCACTGAAATCAGTAGGACCAATACGCTCCCAGTTATGAGCAGCAGATTGAACAGATTTAACTGTAACCTTACTAAATAGTTTAGATGTTTTTTGTTGTGCCAGGAAGATTACGTTATCTTCAAATGTGTCGATAAACGACTGGTCAATAGTGATAGCCATTAGAGGCTCCTTAATAGTTTAATAAAAATAGTTTGATTATTTCTTTGGACTAATGAGGTTGGTCGATTAGCTACCCAAATAGATTTGTACATTGGATAACAGACCAGATTGGCTACCTGTTGAAGTTTATTATAACGTGTTTTAGTTTAAATTCATAATTAAGGTTTATTTAGGCAATAAGTATCATTAGACACGGTTACTTGGTAAGTAAGAATATCTTATAGGGTAGTTATTATTAGCTAGTCATGTATAAACAATTTATCGAACACAGTTTATCGTCTTATCGGACGGGTAACATTAATGAGCTTCTTGTTTTGTTATGCAGCTTCAACATCTGCGCATCTCTATAATGATTTGTACCAAGCTTTTAATTCGTTTATCCACCACCCCACGGCTAAGTTAGGGGTCAGGCTCCCGTGTCTATCACAAATATTGCTAATTGCTGCCGCATCCTTACGACTAGGAGATTGTTTATAACGTTTGAATAGGTGGGAATTCTGGCAATAAAAAAGCACTTAGTTAGAGTTACCGGGGGAGTAGGCTGATGTATAGCCTCAGTAATTCTATCTAAATGCTCTGGTATCTCAAGAGTCCCCACCCTTAATCAACACAAGCATTATATCAGCTATTGTAATTAAATCATAATAAGTGTTGACTTGTGACGGTACTGAGTCATAATGCAGTTAATTAATCAGATGGAGAGAGTTATGAGTAGATTAGTATTTTGGTATTCATGCGGCGCAGCTAGCGCGGTAACAATTAAAATAGGTTTGGCAGATAAAGAATATTGCAGCAAATTCGATGAGATTGTAATTGCTTACTGCAAGGTTCAAGAGGAGCATGACGACAACGAACGATTCTTTAAGGAGTGTGAGGAATGGTTTGGTCACAAGGTCACTGTATTGATGCACGAAGGTTATAGTGGTTCAATTTACAGTGTGTTCGAAAAGAATTACATGAGAACACCGTCAGGAAGCCCTTGCACTAGAGCGTTAAAAAAACAAGTTAGGTTAAAGTACCAAAGACCTAACGATGTTCACGTATTCGGTTACACCATTGAAGAAGAAGATCGCGCAAATAACTTTATTGATGCTAACAATGAAATTGAAACATGGTGGCCTTTAATTGAAAAAGAGATTACCAAGGAGAATTGTTTAGCAATGGTTGAGCGTGCTGGTATTGAATTACCTGTTATGTATAAATTAGGCTATGAACACAATAATTGCGTTGGCTGCGTTAAGGGTGGCATGGGTTACTGGAATAAAATCCGCGTTGACTTCCCTGAAGAGTTTAAGCGTATGGCAGAGTTCGAGAGGCGCAAAGGCTATACCGTATTAAAGGAGCCTAAAAGTAAAAGACCTGAAAGTGGTCAGCCTTTATTTTTAGATACACTAGACCCTAAACGAGGACGCATGACTGATGAACCTAAAATTGAGTGTGGTATATTCTGCGAGATGGCAGAGGCAACATACAAAGGAGTACGGTAATGGCAATAACTAAAAAGCAATGCGCTTGGCATGAATGCGAAAAAGAATTCTGGGGTACTAAGCGCAAAGAGTATTGCGGCAATACGTGTAAAAATAAACAATGGCGATTAAATCAGAAAGCTGTGAGCAAACAAACTAAAAAGGAGAGTGTGAATGATTGATTATACTTTGATAAAGCAGTTTAAAGACTCTGTAGATAACGGAACCGAGCTTACTATTTATGATAATAAAGGTGTTTTAAGTGTGATTTGCGATAGTGCTTGGGAATACGATAAACAAATAGAAGTCTACCTATCAGCACAAGACGAAAGCACGCTGCGCGATATATTAAACGAACGCAACAAGGGTAACAACAATGAGTAACGATGATTTAACAGCACCAACAATGACCAAAGCAGAAGTTAACATGCTGATACAGTTATTGAGCAAGCCGAAGCATAAGGCTTTACGTGATAGATTGAAGCAAGCAATTAAGGGGTAGGATAATGGGTAATTCATTTGCGGTAGTGTTTTGGGTTTGGATGATAGCATCTTGGTTTACGCATATATTTACATGCTTTGTTGAAGGTGCATGGGGTTTCTTGGTTGCTGGTGCGTTAGTGTTTCCTATCGCAATATTTCACGGCACATGGTTATGGTTTCAATAAGGAGATAAATAATGAAAACAATTAAAGATGCGTATGAAGAGTTAAAAGGTGATTTGGGTAATAGTTTTATATACATAGGCTATAACAGGTTTTTATTTTACTGCAATGAAGATTGTATTTATATTTGCTACAAACAAAAGGAAAACAGGATTTCACTGCAATACATATGCACAGTAGAAGAGTTTAACAATTACAAAGGTGATGATGTGAAGACAATTGATTGGAATGAAGCGCCGGAAAACTGCATAGGTCATTCGATATCATCTTGCATGAGAGGTTACTGGGTTCTTGATAATCAAATGCAAATTGCCGCGCCTGACTTCGGGTTAAAGGAGGTCAAATTCACTCCTCGCATCGTAACTAAACCCGTATACACTCAAGATATGTGTGATGCTGGTGAGTTGCCTAGTGTGGGCGAGTCGTTCTTAGTTGGCAAGCTAGATAGTGACAGCCGGATTAAAGACTTTCAAGGTGAAGAGGTTGAAGTTATCAATATATCTGAGCTTAATGATTCGCCTGTTGTTATTACGTTTTACCACCCGTTAATAGGTCTTGGTTGTGGTGTATATTATTCATCATGGGTAAGACCACTAACCCCACCTATAGAGCTAATAAACGGCAAGGTATATCAGTTTGATTACAAGGGCGTTACCAGATATGCACCATACACAGAAGACATAAACTTTTTTAGTGATGTTGATATCCACATAAAGCCAGACTTATGCACAAACATCAAACCATTAACAGTAGAGGGTGAGTGATGGGGTTTTATAAAGACGGTAAGTATGTTTATGAACCAATGGATGCAGGTAATGGTGTTTGCGATGAGTCAACGTATCAAAACCAAAGACGAGCTGAGCAGAAAAAGAAAGATGATGATAACGCTGGTGGTATAGAGCCAGTAGAACCAAAATAACACCCAATAAAAAGCCCACAATCGAAGTGGGCTTTTGCATGTAGATGATCACCTCCCGTTAGAATATCTAATCGAACAGTTTACTACCTACCCAGTTAACGAAATCACATACAGGCCCTATCAAAAGAAATAGACCGAACGCTACTGCCGCAGTTAAAACAAAACCTATAATACCCATTAGCCTTTACGCTCCATTACTTGACGAACATGAGCATCGAAGTCATCACGGCTTTTCTGCTCTTCATTGTGCATTTCCTGTGCTGCTTCTTTAGCTTGTGCATTGAGTCGAATCTCTTTCTCAATACCTAGACGGGCTAACATCAATCGAGTTTCACCAATAGCGTTAGTTAAATCTTCATAGCTAATAGTGTGAACATCAATGCAACTTGCAGCTTGTCTAATTGCTTGGGAGGCTATCATGCTGCTTTACCTTTTTTAAGTTTACGCAATGCCATAGCTTTATCTTGAAACTCTTTGTGACGTCTATCAGAAGTATTCCAGTAAGGACTTTCTTTGTTAGACATGATTTCATTCAACTGATGACCGGCTTCAGTAGGTGTCATGATTTGATTATGACCTTCATCACCAACAGCGTTAGGAGCAGTACCACCACTCATCTTTTGTGATAAAGCATGGAACCAACGTAATGAATCACCGTCAATATTACCGTCTTTAGCTAAAGCGATAACACTTTCTGGTGCGCCAGTAGCTTCAAGTAATGCAATTGCTTGATTGCTGTTTTGGTCGAACGCTGCGCCCCATTCCTTTTCTACTTTACCGCGGCTTTCTGTTTGTGCTTCTTGTGTGCTTGCTAATGCTGCGGCATCTAAATCAGCAACTGATTGAACCATTGATTCAAACTGCTTGTTAGTCATGTTGGCATTGTTGGCTAGTTCGCGTAAGTGGTCAAAGTTTCCCTCTGTACCTTCTGGTATTGTATAACCAGCACCATCCGCAGGCTTGCCCATTGATTCAAATACTTTCGCGTAATCTTCAGCGTTAGTAGGCTTAACCATCAAGTCAGTTTTATTCATCAGCTTAGCATGGAAAGCATCAATAGCTTCTTGCCCAGCATCTTCACCTGGTATACGAATACTATTACCAATGTGTGATTGTGCGTCTAGGAATTGCTTACCAAGGGATGCTATATCCTTAACAGAGTCGAACGCTTTAGCGCTTCTTATATCCTCTGGTAAGCTTGAACGCCAATCGGTAGTGTCTGCAATAACGGCTTGTGTGGTTACCGCTTCATTAGTTGTGCTAGTTTCTTCAGTCATTAGTATCAATCCTCAACAATTGATTTATATAAACATACGCCTGATGCTTGCCAATATTCACATGGGTCGCGTCAGAGTCACCTTTTACAAGAATATCATCAGGGTCTAAGTATCCGACAATATCCTCCCAAACTTTTTTACCGTTAGGTGTGTTAAATACGGCTTGATATAACGAAGCCATTTCAGTATTCAACGCTGGTAGCTTTGTAGGCTTAGGCATTAGGATTACCTTGCATTGCTTGCTGCCCCTCACCTATAGCCTTCATTGCGTCACCACCTGCTTGCATATTCTCAGCTTCAGCTAATGCTTGTTGTTGTTGCTGTTGTGCTGCCCTAGTCGCCTCAACTTCTTCTTTCGAGTTGTTAATACCTGGGTCAATGTTCAAATCATCAGCCAAGCTTCGAGCAATATGATCTTCATTAATATTATCAAGTATACCTGGCTTAAACTCTGCAACCATATTAACAATTCCTAGATAGGTTTGTAATAGTTGTGCATCTTCCATGTTGCTAGATGCCGCTAATGGGCCAGTATAAACGATATCAATATCTTCACCTGCAATTGATTCAGGTACAGGTGGTAACTTATTATAACGCATCATTGCATTAAAAGTACGTTCTACTAATGGCGCCAATAAGCTAGGCTTGTTGCGACTAATAACGGGCCCAAGTGAGCGTTGCATGATAGCAGTTCGCTCTAATGTTTCCGTAGCTGTCATCTGTGGCGATTCTTTCAAGGCGATTGAATCAAGATAGTAAGAACGATGAATGGCTTCTTTTAGTGACTCTTCAGTCAAGTTAGCTATTGAGAAGTTACCCGGTATATCAAGTGCGCGTAATGAATCCATATCTTTTACGATGTTTAAACCGCCCGGCTGCAAGTCTAAGTCAGACAATAAACCACGCTGAGTAGTCATGTAAGAACCATCAACCTCTTTCTCACTGCGTCTAAGGATCAACTCTTTAAACTGGTTAAGCGTTAGCACATCACTAAGGGCAATCATTGAAGGAGAGTGGCCGAACTTTGATTCACTTGTTTTAGACCAGCGCGATAGATAGATAGGCATTTCATAATAGCCGCCCTCTTCACCTAAGTCATGTGCGCCTTCTGCTAATATGTACTTGAAAGCAAACGGACGCTTTTCAGGGGCAAGGATACCGTCTAAATCTTCAACGCCTTTACGCTTCCAAATGCAGAATACAACTTCTAAACGGTCAGTCTTACCGGCTGCGTATAAAGTGTTAATCTTTTCTGGCACGTTTTCTTCGCCAAACTTAGAGATAATCTGTGTAGGCGTCCACATTAAACGTCGATAGAATGCGAATACTCCGCCCTTATGATCTTCATCAAAGTAAGCTTCTTTAACTGGTATTGCAGAGAATGATATTTCAAAGCCTTTACCGGTTAACTCATCACCTTGAAATTCTTCAAGCAAGTAACCAGTGCCAAATGTAGTTTTATCAAGGATAGTCTCACCTGATTCAGTATTCAGGTTTGATTGATGTAATGCCTTATGCATACGCTTTACAACTTCAACAGTCCACTCGCGAGCTTCTTGGTTGTCGTTGATATTATCATCACGAAACTTAATATTAAAGAAGTCACGCCCCATAGGGAACAACCAACTGTGCATTGTATTAGATAATATAATGTTATCCATGATTGCAGTACCATCAAAAATTTGACGTTGACGCCAATCTTGTTCATGCTCGCTTGATTGATTACGGAAGAATTGCCCACGATAAGGAGCAATAAACTCTTCTATAGTTTCCCACGTACCATCGAGGGTTTTACGCTCTGCTGTTAGGTTTTCTAACTGCCTAATTATTTGTGTGTTATTCATTATCCGTAAGCCCTCTTGACCTTAATACTTCTGATTATATCATTACCACGTTGAATGTTGTACTCAGGTTGCCATGCTATAGCCATATATCTAAAGCTATCAGCGATATCACTCGCCCAATCATGCAATGGCTTATCTTTAAAGCGCTGTAACTTCTCGTCATACTCTTTGCGATACCCTTGTAATCCGTCTACAAGCTTACTTGTTTTGTTCTTATCAAACTTAGCTACCCGTATCATACCCCTAGCAGCGTTAATGCCATCTTCAATAGATAAGTTAGGGCATATCTCTACATTAAAGCCTAACTCTGCTGCCTGTTCTGATTTGCGCTTACCGGTAAACTGTTCTCTGTGCGCTCCATCATGAGGCCACCAATGCTCATCATAATCATAAGGGAATTCACGTAATGTTTTAATCCATTCCGCTATCGCTATGTTGCGACCAACTAGGAAGTCAATGATAATCGGCTGACCATCATCACCACGTTGTGTGAATATAATAGACGTTTGATCGTTAATGCCGATATCCCAGAAGGTTTGCACTCGTTTAAGTGGATCATGTGGGTATTGACTAAACCTTTCACACCCTTGCATCTCTCCAAGCTCTTTACTGTAATAAGCTCCTTCCATGCCACCTTCCCACGAACAATAGTACTCTTGCTGAATCTTTTCCTCTGCCATACCCATTTCACGCTCTTCTTCAATATGTTCTTCACGTATTACCGGTGTTCCATCAGGCCGCTTAGTGTCATCAACTGTTAGTGTTTGAGCAAACCAAGTATCCATACGTTTAGCAGCATCAAATAACTTTTTACCATGATTGTTACCACGTGGCGTATATATGAAAAAAGCCCAACCATCATTTTCATTCAGTATTGGACTTACATAATCCCATGCTAACGGGTTTGCTATCGAGTATTCAGAAAAGATAATCCCAACAGGGTTTGAACCTACCAGGCTATCAAAGTTATCACTACCCACCACCTGATAGATTGAGCCGTTGTGCATCTCTATGGACATATCAGATTCATTTTTCTTTTTACGCATCCATTCAGGGAATGCTTGATCAATCATACGGCGACCATCTTTATCAATACCCTTCCATATAACCTTACGCCCTTGCGCCTGTGTTGGTAACATGTGCCAGATAGTACCGACACGCAATTGACTAGCAACAGCAGCAAAGTTTAAGCAAGCTGAATCTTTACCTGCTCGCCTATGCCATACACCTACACCGCGCTTTCTGAATAAGTCGCCACCTTCACTCATATGTTGAAGCATTGGCTCTTGATACTCTCGCGCTTTCCAGTTATTAGGTATAGCGTGCTCAATCATTTTGTTTTAATCCCGAAAGCTTCATGGTCAATAGTAATGTTAATATCTTGCACATTATCGTGTTCAACTCTATCTCTCCATACTTCAGGTCTACGGTTCTTTAACCAGAATATAGCAGCAGTGTTATCTTGTATGCGTTTAGTGGTAACAGTCTTTTTCATTCCCTGCTCGCTTTGCTCTTCTTTTACCTCATCATACTCATAGCCTATAGCTCTATCATACAAAGCCATTTCAACAGCATCATCAGAAAAACGCTTACTTTCTTTTAAGGACTGTAAAAAACTCGGGTGATTATGCTTCCAGTTGTTTAGTGTTTTCTCTGTTACACCGAAGAAATCCGATAGCTCAGTATCAATAAAACCCTTCTTACATAAAAAGGCAGCTTGTGCATCAAACTCTTTTTTATACTTGGTTGGCCTCCCTTGTTCTTTCTTCTCTGTACTCATAACTACCTCAGCTTAGTTATTTATCTTGCACTTACTACTAAATACGAATCAAGTTCAGCAGTCACGTTATCTGTACTTGATGCATTAGCTACTTGTATTTTTATGTAATCGTTTTGATTTAGAGTAATAGAATCATTACCTACAAAGTAAGCTACATCCCTTGCACCCTGCAAGCTATTTACTACCCTTGTTATTTCTGGTCCATCTTCAAAGCCTGATGAAGCGTCGCGCCATATAACTAATTTAAGTGTAATACTATCACCTGACGTACCTTCTATTACAGTTTGACCGGTAACAGAGTACTCAATAGGTGATGAGCCAAGATGCCTTAGCTGACCATTGGCAGGGGCGTCAAAATGCTGCAACCCTGTAGCCGTGAAAGTACCAGCTAAATCAACAAACGTATCAATAACAGAAATAGTTGTTTCTATCTCGGTAGTTGCTGCTTGCTTACCACCTTCAAAGGTATTCATTATACCATCGTTGCTTTTCCATTTACTGGTTAGCTCTGCTGGTGTGGTGTTTGGCATTATATTAGTATCTGAAGCATCAAATACACCATCACGACTTATTAAGCATCCTTCTAATTGTAGTATCGAAGGGTTTACAAAGTTACTTGGTGCAAAATCAATAAACGAAGCGCTAGCTGGTAAGTCAATATTGTGATTACTTCTAAATCGAGAGGACATAGAAAAAGTGCCACCAGCCTTATATACAGAGTAAACACCATCAGTTAACCCTCTAACTATTGAGGTATCTATAAAATAACCACCAGCCCACGAGCCATCTAACGTTAATTCAGGCGTACCACCTAGCCGTCTTGTTGCTACCTCTAGACCTTGCCTAAATCCTGATAAAGTCCCTAGTGACGTACAGTCATTAAAGCTCACTCTTGATATTTCGAAAGATTCATTCCCAGTAGCGGCTATGCAATCATTCATTTGTGATCCCGTGCCTGTTACCTCTACACCTAAATCCTTAATTAAAATCGACCCAACAGTAGCACCGGAAAGCATTGTGTAACCTGCGGAGCTTGATATTAGCTTAGATACTTCAAAGTTATAGCCAGTCAGGTTAATACCTCCCGCGCCAACCGCAATCTCTTGCGTACCCATATCAATCACGCCGTTAATAAAATACTCTTTAGTGCCGTCAATAACACCAGACAAGTCGACAGCAGAGTTGACCACTATCCGACCTGTTAATTGATTATCATTAACTACTGTTATAGTCTCATTAACCTTTTCTCTAACTGTGTTGTGTGATATCTCACCTGCTGGTGAGAGTGGTAGTGTATTAATCGCCATTGTTATTCCTTAATCAATCCATTCTTCTGCATCAACATAACCTTCCCCATCAATCCAAGCTGAAGGAGAAGGCTGACTAAAATCCTGACATACTTCCCATAACTGGGTAAGCATATCCTGCGTAGTGCCTGTATAACCCAGACTCTTTAACCATCTATCTCTTGAATCTGAAAAGGTTGTATATTCAAATCCATGCAAGCCTAAAAACTGCTGCCATGCATCAGTTCTATTTGTTGCTATAGCTCCGTTATCCTGAAGCCACTTTAATTCTAAATCAGCAAATGCAGCCATTATAGCTCCCCACTCGGTTTATCCATAAATTCTGGATGATTGTATTTGAGCCATTTACCCATCGGCTTGCTCAGTATGCCCATAATATCATTTGGGTCTTGTGCTAATAGCCCTGATATCATATCACTTAACTCCGTGGCTGATAGCGGCTCTTGGGTTTCATCTTTAGGTAATTCACCTGATGGCCCAAAACCTTTATGGTTAATCCAGTTCTTAACTCTAGGTGATGCGAGTATCTGCTCTTCAGTTAATCCAACTAGCGT